AAAGGCAACTTTTACAGACATCGTTAGGAAGCAAAGAAAATCAGGTGAAGGTATGGGAAGTTCACTAGCAACTGCGTTTAGTGAACGTGCCAAAGAACGCCTTGACCCACGAAATTATTTGTTCAATAAGAAAGGTCTTCTAACTGCTTTAGTGCCAGGATTAAAGGGGTATCAAGCGGGAGGAAAGAGTGCTGAAAAATTAAAAGGTGGTGGTGAATCTGGAGGATTGGGTGCGGGTGCCGAATCAATTCTAAACACAATTGCTGATCGTTTGACTCAATTGAAATCACAGTTTAGAATGGTGGCGAAGAATTCACTTGTATTACCACAGATGGCACGTGATACAAATATTACAAGACAAAACATACAGAAGCTTGTTAAATTACAAGGTGGTGAAGCATCCAATAAAGCAGATATGTTTTTTAAACGATCTGCTGAAAGAGAATCTCAGTATGAGAATGCTATGAAAGAAGGCAAACCTACTTCCGCAAAAGAAGATGGGAAGAAAGCAGATGACAAGGAAGGTTTCTTTAAAAAAATATTCAAATTTATAATGCCAATTGTAGGTATATTAGTTAATGCTGTGAAATCAGTAGCAGCAAGTATAGTGAACGCCATCAAAGGTATTGTAGAATTTACTAAAAACATTCCTGCACTTACTAATGGTTTAGGTGCATTGGTTAGATTTCTTGCTCCTGGTGGTGCTTTACTTTTAGGATTGTCTGCATTAGGTGCAGCAATTTGGAGTATTGATAAGTTGATGGATATGGATATAGAACGAGCAAGAAAAGATGCAGAAGATAAAGCAAGAAAAGAAGGTAAGTCCGAAAGTGAAATAAAAAGAGCTGGTGATGAAGCAGTAGAAAGAGCAAAAAAATTCCAAAGTAGTGCGCTGTCAGGAGCAATGGATGACTCTGCTTTGGGTGCTGCTATCATGAATGAAACTGGTGATCCAGAACCTACTAAAATTACAAGTCCTAAAGAAAAAGGATACTTCTCACCAGTAAATCAAAAGTTACTTGCTCGTTCTGAAGTAAAACAGTTCTTAGGTAAAAGTTCTGCCGATTATATTTCCTCGAAAGAAGGGTTTGGTGGTAAAGCTTATTTAGACCCACCAAAGAATACAAAAAATCGATATGCACTTGGATATGGACATGTAATTCAACCACATGAAGTTGCACAGGGTTATATACAACTTTCTGATAATAAAAAAATTACAGTTAAAGGTTCTGGTGGAAAAGACACAACAATCACTAAAGATGAAGCAAAAGTTTTACTTCAGAGTGATTTGCCAAAATATGAAAAACTCGCTGCTGATCCGTTAGGTCCTGAAGCTTGGGGTAAATTAAATCAAGACCAAAAAACTGCATTAATATCTTATGCATATAATACTGGTAGCACACAATCTTTGGTGAATGCAGGTCTAAAAGATGCTATTATGAAAGGTGAATCTGCTAAAGCAGCAGAAATAATTTCAACTAAAGGAATAAAAACTTCTGATGGAAAATTTAGCGCTGGATTAGAAAAACGAAGACTGTCAGAAGGTGCTTTGTTTGCGGGTGGTGGTGATTTTAGTTATCAACCAAACCCACCAAAATCAATGTTACCAGCACCAGCAGCACCAGCAGCACCTCCAGTATCACCATCATCGGGTGCTATGGGTAGTCAGGTATTTCCTCTTAAAAAAGAAAGAGAAAAAGTTCCAGAGAAAGCAGCACCTAAAGATAAAAATTCAGGTGTAACTGTTAATAATATTGATAGTAGCACGACGAGTGTTGCTGGTGGTTCATCAGGTTCAGGTGGTGTTTTGGCATCAGTATATAATGATGCGTTGATAAATTTATTATTAGATAGAACTATATCGGATAAAATGATTGGATAAGAAAAACCCCACACTAGGTGGGGTTCTTTTTGTATACTACTGAGTTAATTTACTCAGTCTTTTTCTGCCAGTGACCTGAAGTATTCCAAGTCCTCATCTTCATCCAAGCTTGGTGTAGTAGATGCCTTTGTTGATGCAATAAAAGTATCTTCTGCCTTAGTCGTTACTGGTACAACACCGTCCAGACCAAGAATCTTATCCAACTTTGCTTTCAATACATCGTAAGACTTGAACTGACTTGGGTCAACAAACTCTTTGAGTGAGTATTCTTTCTTCCACAGTGCTTCCAACTTCTTGTCATCACCATCAAGTAACTCGGATGGTTTATCAAACTCGGACTTGTCGTAGTTGCGATAACCTTCGACTTGACGAATCTTGATCTTGAAGTTAGCACCAGCCCAAAAGTCAAACGGATTGAGTGGTGTCTCATCGGCAAACTCTGGATTCATTGCTTCTGAGATTTTGTCGAAGATTTTCTTACCAAACTTGTACAGTTTGATTTGACCTTCGTTCTCTGGATTTTTGGGGTCAGAGACTACTAGAATGTTTGCGATGTACGTCAAACGGCGTTTCTGCTTACGTGCGATTTCTTTGTTTGCTTCAATACCTGAGTTCCACAGAACAGAGTTATACTCCGATACAGGGTCTTTTTGATTGAGAGTGGTCAACGAGTTTTCGATGTACCAACCACCTGGTCCTTGAAATCCGTGATTCCAATAACGAACCCACGGTAATGCTTCATCACCATCTACTGCGGGTGATGGCAGAAAACGAATCACTGCCATACCATTACCTGCTTTGTCTACTTCGGGTTGCCAGAAACGGTCATCTTCTTTTGAACCTGCTTCTACATTTGTTGATGTCGATTCGATTGCTTTGGTAAGCTTCTCGAATGAATTGCTGTTGCGTTTAAGTTTTGAAAAATCGCTCATTTATTTACCTCGTATAGTTAGTGTTTACGTGAATGTGTTGCGTCTTATCCACTCTATCATTATATAATACTTCCTCTTCGGTGTCAAGCACCTCCTGAAGAATCGATATAGTTTGCCGTATATCCTTATGAAGAATACCTATACCTCCTGCCGCATTGAAATCATCGATAACATCTTGTGTGTCATCAATCAAAATAACATCAGGTTTAGCATAGTCTTTTTTCAGGTGTCTACCAGGAACAATATTCGCAGTATAGAGAATACCATGCCTCTTCAACCATATCTTCTTTTGCTTCTTTACCTCTTCGTGGTGAATAAACCCACCAGATGATGAGAGTATCTCCACTGATATATTTAGGGTGCGTATAAACTCAAGCAACTCGACGCAACCAGCATACTGTTCAAGACTCTCAAAGTTCTTACCCTCAACAAACCAGTTCCAATTGTCATCGTGCTTCTCACCACGTTCACGACTTGACTTGGGTTGCAACTTGTAGAGTTCTTTATATCTTTTAGCAAAATCAGACAGAACACCATCCATATCAAGGTAAAGTTTCTGTATTTTCATGTAGTTCTTTCTTCAGTAATAGTTTGTATTTTGTCACTTTGAAAGGAATGAACGGTGTATACTTCTTCATCCTCAAACTGAGATTTGGATAATGGATCGTATCCACTACCTTTCTATCCCACATCGGCAAGAAGTTCAATATAGCATTAAGTATACATCCAGTTTCAAATGAAATATCACCATACAATATCATAGACAATAATACTGGATATCCATTAGGTGGCACCATTAATAGCTCATCAGGGTTCTTATGGTTCATTATTGGTACAATATCATTGGTGAAGGTATAGGTCAACGACTGTATTACCTTCTGTCTATCACGATATACTACATCTGCATCATTCGTCAGTAAATATCCAATCCATACATCAGAATCACGCAGAAGATTAGCAATAATAAAATCTCTACCTTGTTCAGCATTCGAAAACCTCCGACTGAGTTTATAAAAGTGCCACTTATCCTTTCTATTCTCAAATGCCTCTACACTGGTTTTCGATTTACCATAATACTTGAAGTAATCGTATGATTCTTGTGTGAAGTGGAGTTTGAGTGAGGAGTATAAACAAAAAGCTTCATATCCTGTCATATGGGTAATCTATTACTCTTTCCTTTGATTAGGTTATACTTCTCTGCTTGTTCCTGCATCTTAGACTTGAGATTTGGATTGACCAGTGTTGCGGCAACTTCGATCTCAAGTCCTGTTTGTTTGCAGTATTCACAGATAGCTTCCAAATATGTGTAGTCCGTATTGGCAATCATATCTTCAATCGCCAATGCGAACTTCATCATCTCATCTTTTGTTGGCATTATTTGTAAATGCCTCCACCACCATGTAATGATACCTTTGCTCCACCGATAGTACCTGGTGATGGAACTGTCCATCTTGAAAGGTCAGCAGATGTCAATGCTTGAATATCCATCGATGATAAAGTCCACGACTGAACTTGCTCCTGTGTCAACGGTGCCATTGTTGGAAACTGGTTTGGTGTCAATGATGCAAAGTCAGTGGTAGTCAAACCACCGAATGGCCATCCATTGTTGGGGAAACTCTCCATCGAAAACTTGTCTGCTGCTTGTGCTTGTTTCATTGCATCGATTGATTCTAATAGAATGTCATCTGCTTCTTTACCCCAACTTTGTGGATAACTGTCATCGTCATCATCTTCGTGTGATTCATCATACGCAGGTATTTCCCCAATTTCATTCTCAACCTCATGACCAGCAGCAATCAAAAAGTTTCGAAACTCATGAAAGATTACATCCAAATCATAATCAGACTCAGCACGAAATCGAATGTCTACATGCTTACCTCCACTGTCACTATAACTAAAAACGTAATGACCACGTTCATCACTGTGATATCCACCAAGTGCTTTATTCATAATATATCTCCTGTAAGTTATTTTTTAGAACTAGTTGCTGCATATGCTACACAAATGACATCGTAATCACGTGCATACGAACACCGCACAGATAGTGGGTCAATACCTTTTGTA